TCGGACGGGACATACGAGGAGCGGACCAGGATGTATATCCCGGCGCGGCTCTCCGACAATCCGAGCGCCGAGTTCCGCCGCAGGTACGAGGCAGATCTGCGTATGCTCCCCCACCACGTGATGCTGGCCCGCCTCGAAGGCCGCTGGGACGTCGTCAGTGACGCCTTCTTTGCCTACGAGTGGAAGCCAGAACACCACGTGGTCAAGCCGTACCCAATCCCGGCTGGCTGGCCCAGGGGCCGAGTGATGGACATGGGCTACAAGGTCGCCTGCCCGATCCTTTGGTACGCCGTCACCCCAGACGGTGACATTGTTGTGTACCGAGAGGTCACCTTCAACCACAAGGTCAAGGAGAAGGACCGAAAGGACGCCGAGCTGGTGGCGCTTGCCATTCGACGCATTGAGAAGCAGCATGGCGAGTGGGATGAACGAAACGACTGCTCCAAGCTCTCCGGACCTGCCGACAACCAGATTTCGGCTCGCATCGGAACCGTCGGACCGAGCATGGAAGAGTCGATGGCGGGGCACGGCGTGTACTGGGAGAAATGCACGAAGGATAAGGTTGCCAGCACGGCCGAGTTCATTCGCAGGCTGCGCGACATCCCAACGAAACCTGGCACTCGCCCTGGCATTACCTTCTTCGATACCTGTACCCACTGCATTCGGACAATCCCACTCATTCGAATCGACCCGAACAACCAAGAAGCCCCTCTCGACGACGACAACAACCACTGGCTCAACGCCATCCAGTACATGGTCATGCACAGGATGGCCCAGCCGACCGAGCGAGAGGTCACGGACTTCGACAAGCGCAATGACCCTTGGGACGACGACGACGAGTTGGGGAAGCTCCGGGCAGAGCGCGGAACAGCAGTTGGCGGCGGATACTTCAGCGGATAGGTGAAGCATGGACGACGAACAAATCCCACAGCAGCAGGAAGAACTCCCCGAGGAAATCGAGCAGGAGCCCATCGGCCCCATCGAGTTCCCCGAGGACGCCGTCAACCTGATTCCACACCTCGCTTCCCTGGCTGCCACAAGGCCGGACGTGGCCAAGTACCTCGACGAGCAGATCGGACAAGAGGTCTACGACACGTTCGAGGAGGACTGCCGGTCCCGCGAGCCGTGGATGGCCAAACTCAAGGAGATCAACAAGCTCTACCTCGGCGACCTGGAGCCCAAGAAAGAGCCGTTCCGCCACTGCGCCAACATGCACGAGCCCGTGCTGCTGGAGCTTCTGCTCCGGGTGAGCCACCGCGTGTACGCCGAGCTGGTCCCGATGAAAACGCCGCTGTTCGAGGCGCTGCCGGCTGGCTCGCTGTCGAAAGATCGGGCCGAGGTCGTCACCCTGCACGACAACTGGCAGTTTGCGAAGGACATCCCCGACTTCAAGCAGCAGCTTCGCCGGTTCATTCAGGAGTTCTTCAAGAGCGGCTTCGGGGTGATGCACAGCTACTTCGACGCCGACACCGGGAAGAACCGCCACGAGTACCTGGGGCCTGAGGAGTTCGTGTTCCCGTACACCTGGAAGCCTCCGTTGGCCGACATGAGCGACGTGCAGCGGAAGACCCGCGTGTGGCGCAAGTACAAGCGCCAGATGATCCGTCTGGCCAAGGCCGGCGACTACGACGAGGCCCAGCTCAAGCTGGTGTTCGACAAGCAGTTCAAGGGCGACAACGACGACGGCACCGACCACCCGCTGAAGGACTTGCAGGACAAGTTCCTAGGCAAGGATCGAGACGAGAACAAGACCGACGCCCCCTTCATGATTCTGGAGCAGCACACCTTCACCACCTTCCCCGGTGACGAAGAGGAGACCGCTGTCCGCGTGGTCATCGAGTACGGGACCAAGATTCCGCTGGCCATCTACAAGCGCGAGGTCGACGACCCCGAAGACTCTGCCCGCTACGAGCGCGAGAACCAGGAGTACGCCCAGTACGTCGCCCTGGCTTCCAAGCACATGGAGGCGATTCAGCTCGAACAGCAGCTCTTGCCAGCGTTGCAGCAGCCCTATGTGGACCCAGAAGAGGGCTCCATGGTGGCCCAGCAGGTCCGGACCCAGTCGCCTCCACCGCCGCCCGTCCCACCGTGGATGGAGTTCGACGAGACAGGCATGCCGACCATGCCCAAGCCTTGCCGGCGCAAGGTGCTTGAGCAATTCTCGTGCGGCACGTGCATCGAGAATCCCGACGGCTCCCACGGGCTCGGAATCGGGACATTGCTCGTCTCCCACCAGAAGGCCATCAACATCCTGCTGAACCAGTTCGTCGATGCCGGCACCATGGCCCAGTCGAATACGCTGGTCATGCACGAGAACCTGAAGCTCCCGCCCGGCGTGACGTCCATCGCCCCGAACACCATCACCAGGGTGCGCGGCCTACCACCGGACGCCATCGAGAAGAGCATCTGGAAGATTCCCACCACGCCGCCCAACCCGCAGCTCCTCTCGGCCATCAGCATGCAGAAGGAAGCGGCGGACGGTATCGCCAACGCCCCCGACGTGCTCTCGGGCGAGAAGGACGGCCCAGAGACGTTCCGAGGCCAGGCCACCCGTGTCGAGCAGGCTGTGAAGCAGCTCACAGTGTTCGCTGGGAACATCGTCGAGATGTTGACCAACGTCATCAAGCTTAACGCCCTGCTGAACTACTACAACCTGCCCGACTGGAAGATGGTCACCGTCCTAGACCCGCGCGACCGCAAGACCCGCGAGTTGAAGGTCACCCGCGACCTCTACAAGGACGACTACGCCATCAGCTTCACGGCAGACCTGCGATTCGCTTCCAAGGCCCAGCGGATTGCCGAAGCGGACGACGTGCTCGGCATGCTCACCAAGGGTATCCCGCCCGAGCTGTTCACCCAGGTCTTCCTGGGACCACAGGTCATCGCCAACGCCGTGAGAAAGTGCCTCCAGGCCCGTGATATGTTCGACCTCGTGCCGTACGTCATGGACGACAAGGCCATCGAGATGCAGATCCAGCAGAAGGCAATGGCTTCCCAGCAGCAGGCTATGATGGGTGGCATGCCAGGAGGCCCGCCGCCCGGTGGCCCAGGTGGACCGCAGCCGCCGACCATCCCAAGCGGCAAGCCCACCACCGCGCCCGGCGCCCAGCCGCCGCAGAACCATTCGCAGCAAGGGGTTCCCGCAGAGGCGGCCCCGAGTCAGTAACCAAACCAAGGGAGTGAACCAATGGACCAACAAGAAGAGAAGCCGAATGTGAACGCGTGCCTCATGGATGCCATATCGGCGAGCGACTACGCCGAATGGAGAGAGCACCCATCGACGAATCTACTGCTGAAGCAGCTCAACGAGGACATCCGGGTCATTCGAGATGCGATTTGCAACGCGGCGAAGTTCAGCAAAGATCCGGACGTGCGTCTCATCGCCTGCTACGGGACACACCTCTCTCGCACAGAATGCGTAGTGGCGATGATGCTGGAGCGCTCCGATGGCTAAGTCGTTGCTGGACAAGCGCATCGCCGAGCACAGCATCCCGCCGTGGCCTGGCGAGGCGACCTTCGCGCGCATCATCGTGTACCGCATTCCCGACAAGGCAGCGTCCCGCAAAACGTTCGTCGATGGCGGATCCATCGTCATGCCGGACACGGTCCACTCCAACAACGAGTTCCGCTCACCACGAGGCATCATCGTCTCGGCGGGCCTCCAGGCCATGGACATCCTGCGCGGGAATGGCATGCAGCTCGGGGAGATGATCTGGATGTCCAGCCACACACCATGGCGCTTCGAGGTCGACACCAAGATCGACGGGAAGCCGGTGGAGTTCTACTTCATGCAGGCCGGGGACGTGACCATGTCCGAAGACCTGCTTCAATCTCGCAAGGCCGGAAAAGTGCGCGTGGAGCTTCGCGACGGCAAGCACCAGCTCGTCATCGCTGACGAGTGCATCCCGCGCTTCGACCCACCCTCTTTCGCAGACGATATGTAAGGAGTGACCATGGCATTTCCATCAGAATCAGAAGACGACCGCATCGACGAGAGCCCCGAAGTCGAGCAGCCCGACGACAACGACCGTGACGTCGACGTCTCCGAGCGCGACGGCAAAACCGAGGTCGAGGTCCATCGGGAGAGCCGCAGGGAGCGCAAGCAGCGAGAGTTCGACGAGCGCAACCAGAAGCGCATCGAAGAGAGCCTTGGCCCGATTCGACAGCAGAACGAAGCGCTCCAGCGACAGCTCGCCGAGTTCATTCAGCTCCAGCGCCAACAGCCCCAGCAGCAGGTCCAGCAGGCCCGCCAGCAGGACAATGGAATCGACCCCGACCTGGCTGCCATCAAGAGCAAGCAGGCAGCGCTCATCCGGCGCGCCCGCACGGCAAAGGACGAGGACGAGGCCGACCGAATCGAGCTGGAGTACCGCAAGCTCGACCAGGAGGCCATCGACCTACGCGCCGGCAAGCTGGTGGACGAGAAGCTGAAGGGGTTCCGCCCTCCGCCGCAGATGAACTACCAGGAGCAGCAGCTCCGGGCCGAGTTCAACGACGTCTTCCAGAACCCACGCGCCGAGCGCTACGCAGCCTCTCTCGTGACCCAGGCCGAGGAGTTGGCCCTGGCAAGAGGTGAGCAGGTCAACCCCATGAAGGTGCGCCAGGAAGCGCTGCTGAAGGCCGCCCACGACCTAGGCATCCGGAAGGCAGCCACGCCGGCCCCGAAGCCGTCCCAGGCCGCCCGGCTGTCCAACAGGGGGAACAACGCCATCCCGGTGAGGGGAAACGAGCGTTCCACCAAGCGGACCCTCACGCCGGCCGAGCGCCAAGCAGCTATCGCCTCCGGAAACCCGGAGCTGACGCCAGAGCAGAACATCGCTCGATGGACCAAGGCGATGGAGAAACATGGGTATTGGGACGTCGAGTAGGCACGGTGCGCGGATGTAACTTGCCGCAATCATTGGTTTATCGCACCGTGTATATGTAACAAGTTGTTACTTAATTCAAGGGCTAGCTCGAAAGAGCTGGCCCTTTTCCTTTTGACTTCCCAAGTCGCGCGTGAAATCATCCATGTAACGGTTATTTCCGGGCTTTTTCTGGCAGAAGCCGACCGGACACGACCTGACAAGCCAGGCTGCTCATATTCCCCGCAACACCCGTAGCGGCGCGGAAAAGAGCGTCACCGGGTAGGAGTGACGCGAACATGGCTGAGCAGCAGATCACACGTGTAGACCCGGAACAGCGGAGCCTTACAGGGGCAGACCTTGGAACCATCCGCAATCCCGACCCTGGCAAAGCGTACATGCTGGCAAATCCCAACGAGGATATGTTTGGCTACGCCGCCTGCGAGGCGCAGGGATGGGCTCCCCTCATGAAGGGGTGCAAAGAGAAGGTCATTGGGGCGCGACTGATGCCGGATGGCTCAGATCGCATCTCGGTGCAGGGTCAAATCATGATGTGGAGGCCGAAGGCCGAGCAAGCGGCGTACGAGGCGAGGAAGCTTGCCTACGCCCAGGCCCAGTTCGCGAGCCCACAGCGAAACGAGAAGGTCGTAATCGACGGCAACGGCAAACAGTCGTAGCCCGAAGGAGAAAACGTCATGTCACAGATCGAACCTGCAAAGGGTGGGCTCCGCTGGGTAGGCAACCGCGCCAATCCGGCCCTCGGGACGCCGCCCGTCGAAGAGCGAGTGGTCCTCACCAACAACAGCAACGGCATCTTTGCTGGAGACCCAGTCAAGGAAGGTACCGACGGCTGCATGCTTCAAGCCGCCGCTGGCGATGCATTCTCGCACGTCATGGTGTCGGTCAAGCGATACCGAGGAAGCGACGGCATCCTGCGCCCCGGCGCATTCCTGCCCGCCGCCACGACCTACACCGGAACGGCTTCCAAGGCGAACCCCTTGGCCACCGTGATTCTGGTGATTCCCGTCGATGGCCAGGTCTTCGAGACTGACGTCCCGACGGCAGCCGCCACCCAGACCGCCGCAGAGGCCCTAATCGGCCAGTGCGTGGATGTCGTGGTCAACGCCGGCAGCACCATCACCGGCCAGAGCGGAGTCACAGCCGACACCGTGGCGAACTTCCAGAACACCACCGTTTCGGCCCAACTGCGCCTCAGGGCAGTTCCCGAGTACGGGATGTCCGGACGAATCAACGACGTGACCCAGACGTACTGGAAGGGCCACTTCACCGTCCACGAGATCAGCACCATCCTGTAAGGGGACACGACCATGATTACTTCACACCCACTGTTCCGCCTGATGAAGAAGACCATCGACACCATCTCGACCGATAATCTGGAGAAATTCCAGGTCTGCATCGGAGCCGGGAAGCTCGTCACTGGCGAGCCGATGGAAGATGGCTACGTGGACGACCTGGAAACCTCCGGGACCACGTACTTGCTGGAGAAGCCGGAAGGCCAGCCGCCCGCGTACGACGAGTTCCGTCTCGGCGGCGTGAAGCGGTATCTGCCCAAGACGATGGCCAAGGCCATGAGCATCACCGAAGAGGCGATGGAAGACAACAAGTACAAGGACGCCATCAAGGCGGCCAATCGCTTGACCGCCAGCGCGTACCGCACCGAGGACGCGGACTTCGCTTCCATCCTCATCACCGCGACGACCGTCGTCGGTGGCTACGACCAAGTCGCCCTGGCAAGCTCGTCGCACCTCACCCCGTCCGGCCAGACGGTCTCGAACATCGCCTCGGTGTACTCGTCCCCGAGTCTCCCGGCTCTGATTCAGGCCAAGGCCCAGCTCGGCCTCATGCCTGGACCGAACGGACTCCCGCAGCCCGTGATGGCGAAGGCCATCGTATGTCCGCTCATCCAAGAGGACGTGTGGAACACGCTGCTCAAGTCGGAGAAGGTCACGGGTTCGAACTTCAACGACATCAACATCGTGAAGGGCTACGGGCTCAAGGTGCTGCCCATCTACCACCTCGACGGTGCCAGCACCACGATGTGGGGCCTCAAGACCGACGCGGACGAGGGCTTCAAGCTGTTCCAGAAGCGCAAGATCACCAACAAGAGTTGGGTCGACAACGCTGCCGACGTCATGCACTACAAGGTCTCGTACCGAAACGCTCAGGGCTGGTCGAACTGGCGCTGCTGGTTCCAGGGCCAGGTCTAGGAGGCCACCATGGGAACCTTTGGTATTCCAGGGATCAGCGGAAATCCGCCGTCCACTCCTCCCGGCCTTGGCATCGAGGTCGGGGGAGCGTTCGTTCTACCAGTCGGTGGGAAGGTCTTCTTCGTTCGCGGGAACGGGACGACCGCAACCTACTACGATGACTGGATGAACAAGCTGTCCACCAAGGACATGAGCGGTGGTCTCTATCCGTCGGTCGCGTCGGCTCTCGGCCAATGCACCAGTGGGCGCGGTGACCGAATCATCGTGCTCCCTGGCCACACCGAGAACCTTGCTGCTGCTACGGCTTGGACCTTCGTGGACAACGTGGAGATCATCGGTGTTGGCGTTGGGGACACCCGGCCGACTTTCACGTTCACCGTCGCGGCTGCGACCCTGGTCGTGAACAAGAAGGGCGTTCGGATCTCCAACTGCCGGTTCCTCTGTGCTGGCCCTGCCGGCACGACGGCGCTGACAGTGACGGCTCCGTTCACCGCCAGCGGCGAGGGCGTCGTCTTCGATGACAACTACTTCCAGGTGGCCATCGACAACGACCAGCTTTGCACCACGTTCATGACCATCACGGGAACCAACGTGACGTTCATTCGCAATGAGGTCGAGAGTCTTGTGGTTGCGGGAGAGATCACCGACGTCATCGTCCTGACCGGGGCTGATGGCGTTGTCATCTCCGACAACTACATGAAGGTCACAGTCGGGGTTGCTCAGGGCCTGATTCGGTCGCTGACCACGGCGAGCAAGAAGGTGCGCATCGAGCGCAACTTCTTCTACTCGTGGAAGGCGTCGAGCACGTCCTGCATCAACTTCACGGCGGCTCTGGCCAACACCGGCATCGTCGCGAACAACCGACTGCGAGTCACCACCGACGGCGGTGTTGCTCACATCGGCGTGAACGCTGCCGGCGACCTGTCGCTGTATCTGAACTACGGCGTGAACAACGTCAACGAGTCCGGCCTCGCCATCGGGACCGCCTCTACGTAAACCTTGGGGCGGGGGAGTGGGGTTTGGTCTCACTCCCCCAGCACCGCTTCCCCGCCCTTTTTCTTCGGAGGCCACGGTGCAGACAATCGGAAGACGCTACTCGGGACCGTCGCGAAACTGGACCGATATGTGCGACTACTGCGGGGCGATGTATCACCGCTCCGACCTGCGCTTGGACGCCGACGGTCTCTTGCGCTGCTCCGACGAAACGGGGCTCACCATCAAGGAGTTGGATGACATCGGGGCTGCGGAAGTCGGTATCATCGAGCCTGTGAAGGCCAAGACCCGTGAGGAGCCATGACAGCATCAGTCAACCCGACGCCGAATTTTCAGCGTGACGAGCTGCTGGACACGGCCATTCGCCTCACCGGCATTATGTCGGACGACGAAGAGCCGACTCAGAAGCAGATCCGTCTGGCTGCCACTCACCTCAATCTGGAACTCCAGACGCTCCAGTCCGAAGGGGTCATCATCTCGACCGTCGAGCGCGTCTCTGTGCCATTCGTGGCCGGGACCTACGAGTACACCTTGGCAAGCGACACCATCGACGTGGAGCTTGGACAGGACGACACCATCGGGACCGTGAAGGATACCGTGGGCACGGTGGAGACCCAGGTCCGCACCATGTCGCGCGGAGAGTACCTTCAGCTCGCGGTGAAGACGTCCGTTTCTGGTAGACCATCTCGCTGCTACGTCGAGAAGATGGCCACCACCGTGAAGCTCATCTTCTGGCCGATCCCCGACTCGACCATGAGCACGTTCTACTACACCCGCGTCCGTCTGCTGAAGGCGGGAGACACCGGGGGCGTGACCATGGACCTTGTGCGCACGTGGTCGCAGTACCTCGTGTTCGCCGTCGCTTCGTCGGTCGCCATGATGTCGAGCATGTTCGACCGTGGTCAGTACCTTCGCGCCAGGGCCGACCAGCTCTTGGCCAAGTGCAAGGCGGGGGACGCCCAGCACGGACAGATCCACCTTCGCATCGGGCATAACGCCCAGAACTGGTGACCGCATGGCAAGTCTCATCTCATGGCTCAAGTTCGCAGGTGCCAGAACCACTCTCGGCGCCCCGGTGGCCAGCGGCTCGGCCGAGTTCTTCGTGCCAGGAAGCTCGTCCATCTACGCCGACGTGTGGCAGGACTCCATCGGAACCGTTCCGTGGTCCCAGCCCGTGCCGTTGAATGCTGCTGGACAGTCCGAAGTCTGGACGGCTGCTCCATGTGACGTGGTCATCAAGGACGCCGACGGCATCCAGGTCGGCTTCGTGGCTTCCGAGGCTTTCGGAGGCGAGTCGGAGACGGCTTACAAGACCGAGGTCATCAGCGCCTACTTCACTGGCCATCGAGGGGTGAGTTACGATGTGAACATTCCAGTCGCCCTTGGCACCGTCCTTGACCGCATCGGGGCCAGCATCGGACTCGACGGAAAGTACAAAGAATCTGGCACCACCGGGGTCGTGGCACGCAATGTCCACGACGTACTAGCTGGACTGTGCCTCACGCCATACGACTTCAACGCCGTCGGCAACGGGACAGCAGACGACACCCAGCCGCTTCAGCGAGCCCTCGATAGGGCTTCCGTGCTTGGCGTGCCGCTCTACCTAGGGTCTGGAATCTACCGGATTACCTCTGGAATCACCATGGGCTCCGAGGGGCACATCATCGGGGCTGGCAAGGGAAAGTCTATCATCCGCTCGACGTCATCCGCGTTCAACATGCTCACCATCGCCACGGCTGCTGGCAGGCGTGCGGGTGAGCGCTTCGCGTGGTCGCTTCGTGACTTCTCCATCGAGGCTCCCACGGGAACCAACGCGAACAACTACGGAATCACGGCCAACCTGGACACGGGGCCTCTGGCCGGCGCTGGCGCGACCATCGAGAACGTGGACGTGACCGCTGGCCTAGGAATCGACGTCTCTGGCGCTGTCAACGTCAGCCTCACCAACTGCAACGTAATCGCCCAGCAGGGGACCACGGAAGCAGTCGGAATCGACCTCGGGGCGCGATGCTCTGCTACATCGTGCATCGTGGATGGGGTTGCGTTCTCGGCTACTCACGTCAGCACCGGAATCAAGCTCGGATTCGACGCGCTGGCCGAGAACTGCTACGTCAAGAACTGCACTGTTGGCATCGAGTGCAAATCTGCCTGCACAGGAGCCATGGCTCGCCACTGCGAGATGAATGCTTGCGGACACTCGCTCTACGTTCGCGGACCCAGGAGCGGCGCCGAGTGCTGCGATTCAACCTCGCCGACTGTTGCGGCATGGAAGGCGGACGCCGCCTTGTCCAGTATCGTGAGCTTCGGAAACTCATGGGACGTCCCGATGACCAAGCTGGCCTCTGACTTCGTCAGCACCATAGACGGCACCTACTCCAACATCACGGGGCTAACGCTAAACCTTGTGGCCAATGTCACCTATGACATCGAGATGGCCCTCGGATACACCACTGGAAACTCCACTGGCATCAAAGTGTCATTCGCAGGCGGCACAGCCACCTTCGGTACTCCCGTCATCAAGCCAAGGGTCATCTACACCACCCAGCCAACTTCGGCCGTGTCAGATGCCGACTGGGCAACCGCAGGAGAGTCGCCGCTCGACACGGCTGGCCCTACGGAGGGCTTCGTGACCATGCGCCACGTGGTCACGTGCTCCGCTGCCGGCACCGTCGTCATCCGACTAGCGCAGTCCGCTGCCGGGGCAACGGCTTGCACGGTCAAGGCTGGCTCGTGGGCGAGGGTGACAGTGCTGTGAGCGATTCTCAGCAAGCGGAAATCCCGTTCTACGCCTCCGAGGATAGGTCTTCGGACCCACTCACCGGGGCCATGCCGCTTTCCGTGAACGTCATCGCCGACCAAGGGAACGCCCTGCCCACCCGCCCAGGAGTTTCCGGGTGGTCGGAGTTCCCTGCCGTCTACATCGCCCCCGCTGGCGTCTACGGTAGCCCGGTCATCGGCATGTGCGCCTGGCGCTCTTTCCTTGTGTGGGTCACCGCGGACCGCAAGATTCGTGCGATGCCAATCGGCGGCGGCATCCTTGAGCTCTCCGACGCTACCGACGAAAGCAAGCTCGACGGTGGCCTACGCCCATCGTTCGTCCCCGGTAGGAACATGCTGGTCATCGCTGGCGGCGGGGCCATGCAGAAGTGGACCGGGGCCGGCGTCTCTTCCCGCCTGACCAACACTGGCGAGGGCGGAGACCCGCCCAACACCAACCAAGTCGTGTCCGTTGCCCAACGGCTAATCGCTGCCGTGAACAGCGCCAGCGGACAGCTCTGGTGGTCCGGCCCCCTGGAAGAGTACGAGAACTGGGACATGGGCACGGGGGGCTCGTCGTACATCCAGGCCGCCGCCAAGCCAGATCCCATCATCGCGCTGACCGACAACACCAACGAGGTCTTCGCGTGGGGCCGAGACACCCTGCAAGTCTTCGCTCCTGCCAACCTGGCCGCGGACGCGAACGACCCGAACAACCTGCTCGACTTCGCCCCTGCGCGCACGGCCAACATCGGCATCACGGCCCGCGACTCCATCTGCCCGGTGGACGACACCTTCATCGCTCTCGACCGTATCCGCCGCGTGGTCATCACGGACGGGCGCGGCTACACCGACATCTCCAGCCAGGTGGCCAAGCTACTGCGGGACTTCGAGGTGGTAGACGATTGCTGGTCGTTCCGCATGCGCTACAGCAAGTGGGACTGCATCGTCTTCATCTTCCCCACCGTGGGCCGTGGGCTCATCTTCAACGCCAAGTCTTCCAGGTGGTCGGAGTGGCAATACTCCATCGAGGGAAGCAATCCTAGCCCAATCCCCATCACGTCGGCCTACCACTGGACCGAGCAGAACGTCTTCCTGGTGGGGATGTCCGACGGCTCCATCGCAACGCTCGACGACGAGGCCACCACTGACCTCGGGTTCCCCATCATCGTGGAGCTCGTGAGCGGGTTCCAGACCCACGGAACCACCCAGCAGAAGGCGTGCAAGACGCTCATGCTGGCCTACCGAGCAGAGGCCACTGGCGGCAATGCTCGGCTGTGGCGCAGGGATGGCCTCGGGGCGTGGACACTGACCAAGCAGATCGAGCTGAACAGCACCATCTCGACCAACAAGCAAATCCGCTCCATTGGCGTGTATCGCCAACGGCAGTGGAAGATGCGATACTTGGCAAGTGACCGATTCAGGCTGATTTCCGTTTTCGAGGAATTCGAACCATTAGGAGCGTGACCATGAGCATCTGGGGAGACATCTTTTCGGAAGACACGCTCGCTGGAGCCGCTGGTGGAGCAGCCGCAGGATCGAGCGCTGGGCCATGGGGCGCTTTGGCTGGTGGCGTGATTGGTGGAGGTCTTGGCGCCTACGCCCATGACAAGCGCCAAAGCGCTGCTAGTGGGCAGGTTCAGAACCTCAACGAACTCATCGCCAACCTGAAGTCCATGAGCAACACGGCCTACGACCAGCACATCGCAGACACCAAGAAGGCGCTCAACTACTTCGGCCCGGCCGAACAAGCGTACAGCCGATTCTACGGTGGCAACGGCCAGCCGGCCCAGACCGGCCAAGGAGTCTGGGGGAAGACGGGGATCTGACCCATGCCCTACAGCATTGGCGCAATCAATCCGCAGACCGGAGTCCCATTCAAGGACGAGGCCGAGTGGAAGCAATGGGACTCTGACCAGCAGTCCAAGGGGGCCAAGACAGCCGCGACTGCTATCAACGTCGCTTCCAGTGGCGCAACGAGCGCCGGGGACTACAACTGGGGCGGGGTTTCCAATTCCTACACCGACCCTTACAGCGGGAACATCTACCTCGGAGACATCCAGGGGGCAGGCGGAATCGAAGGGTACCAAGGACCGAGCAACTACGAGCTTCCGTGGCAGGGGACAGGTGGCGACTGGAACTACGGGAAGGCTAACAGCCAGTCTGCATACATTGACCCACACACTGGCAAGCTGACGTACATGTACTCGACCGGGGCTCCAGACTCGGCGAACCAGTCTGGATCGCTAAACGCTTCTCGCACCATCGATGTCGACCCGTATCGCGACTACGGACTTGGAGCTGGGAACGAGGGCATCATAGTCACAGGCCGATCTGCGACTGGCGCCCCGGTGAAGTTCTACGCCCCTATTCAGGGTGGAGGCGGCATGGAGTTCACCAATGTAGCCGACGCTCAGGCTGCTGTTGCTGGGTACAGGAAGCAGCACCCGAACACCAGGGGAACCTCCGGAGCTACTACGGGAACAACCGGAACCACTACGGGCACCACTACGGGCACCACTACGGGGACAACGGGCGCGACCCAGAACCCCAAGAACGATCTCACGGTCCCACAGCAGGGTGAGCAGTATTACGACAGCACCAAGGGCTTCTACACCGACCCCACCCGCACGTCTCAGGTAGAGCGAGGCCTCAAGTGGGATCCCACCCAGCCGACCGACTCTGAACAGCACTGGGCAGCCGTCTCGGGCAAGTACAACGACCCGAACCACCAGACGGCCGAGCAGGGCCTTTGGTCCAGCCTCGGCCCCCAGTACAGCGACCCGAACCACAAGACCGACTCCCAGAACTACTGGAACCAGTGGTCGAGCACCTTCAGCGACCCCGCCGCCTTGGACGCCATGTACAAGCGGGCCGAGGACGCAGCCCAGACCACGCTCGACCGAAAGGCTTCGTCCGGTGGGTGGGGAGACTCGGGGGCTGCCGCCAGGGCCACCGGGAACCTAGGAATTCAGTTCCAAGACGCGGCCACCAAGGCCAAGCAGAGTTGGGCTCAAACCGGCATGGGGCTGGCTGGTGCCGCAGATTCTTCGGGAAATGCTTGGGCGAATACCGGCCTCGGGATTGCCCAGGGCGCCGATGCTTCCGAAAACGTGTGGGCCAACACCGGGGCGAACATCGCCGGCCAGTCGGACTCTGCCCGCATCAACGCCAAGAACGCGCTGGCCACCGGGAACCTCGCCCAGCTGAGCGCAGCCGGGCAGGTCGACCAGAACAACCTGTCCAAGATTACCCAGGGGCAGCAGTCCGCCAACGGCGCCGAAAACCTTCTCATCAGCCGGGCCAACGGCAACATCAGCAGCGGTCTGGCAATCGGTAATGCCGAGGCGACCATCGCCGCTACCGGCCTTCAGCAGGCCGAGCAGACCAAGCTCCAGACCGACCTGGCAGCACTGTCGGCCAAGCTCCAGGCTGGCACCATCAGCTCGACCCAGGCGCAGAACGAAGCCAACTCCATTCTGGCCGCGCTGGGCGTGGTGGGTAAGGCGGCGGACACCATCAAGACGAACCTCACGCAGAAGAAGTCCGACGGCACGTACTACTACGCAAAGAACGACGGAACCACAGTGGTGGCATAGGAGGACTCGCGATGCCCGGTGACATTTTCTCAGGGTTCAACGCCATCCAGAACGCGAACATCCCCATGCCACAGGGGAGCGCGCCGGCGATTGCCACGCTGGGCAACATGATCGATGCTCTGGAGCAGCGCCGCATGGCCAGGGACAAGGAAGCGCAGGCGCAGGCCAACTTCGAGCTACAGCAGCGCAAGCAGGACGCCATCAGCGCCTACCACACCCGCCGACTCGATTTGCAGGACCAGCGCGATACGTCCAAGTCTGCATTCGACCGCGCCAAGTACAACCAGGACCTCATCCAGAAGGCCCAGGGCTCGGCCGCCAAGGGGCTTCACCCCGGCACGCAGCTCTTCATGGACGACCAGGGGAACCCCATCCGCGTGGCCCCGCGCTTCGTCCCGAACGAACCCGCGCCGGCACCATCGGCACCTGGAGGAGCGCCATCCCCGACCCAGCAGCCGCTTATTCGTTCTGCGAGCTTCGGCAGCCAGAGCCCCAACGCCATCGCGCAGATGGTAGGCCAGAACCCCGACGCGGACAGCGCCGACGAGCTGGGTCTTGGTCCCAAGCTGTCGCCCGAAGAGACGCAGGCAGTTGGGCAGAAGCGCGATGGGATGCTCCAATCCGACCCAGGTGGGACCATCGACCTTGATACCGACGTTCCTGAAGAGGTCGGACTCAATCCCGACTCGCCCGAGGCGCAGGCCATCGAGGCGAAGCGCGCCCAAATGCTCCAGAGCGACCCTGGCGGAAACATCGACCTGGCCAACCCGACCGACTACCAGGCCGCCCCTCCCTCCGAGAAGACTCCCGCGCCAGACCTGCACTCCCCCGGCCAGGAAGCGCAGGAGAACGAGCAGCCGCACGCCGAGTTGATGTCACCCGAGGCGTCCGGAAAGCGGCTGGACGAGCTTGGCGTTTCCCCACTGCCGCCACGTGAAGCACCCCCGTCCTACCAGGGACTACAAGATGCCCTTGCCAACCGTGGCTCGAACGTCCCGCAGGCAGACGCCGCCCAGCCGGCCGCCGAGTTCAAGCGTGGCAAGTGGGTGTACGACATGCCCAACGGCCAGCCCTTCGAAATCGACATGGAGCAGGCCCGCCAGGCTCACCTGGAAGAGGTCAAGGCGAAGGTCGCGCAGATTGACTCCGCACTGGCGGACCCGTCCACCCTCGGGCTCAAGATGGAAGACGTCATGAACATGCGCAGGATGCGCGCCATGATGCTCGGCGACCTTGCGCCAAACGAACGCTCAGCGCTTCTCGCCCAGGGTGGGCGTGCAGACCTACAGACCCAGAAGGAAGCTGGCCTCGACAGCCGCTTGGACAAGACGCTGGGATCGCGAGAGAAGATCGCCGAAGACCGAAACGCCAACGCTCTCAAGATTGCCGAGATGAAGAAGCGCAAGGTCGGCAACGGTCTCGCCAAGGCCAAGGCAAGCGACCCGACCAACAGCGCCAACAACCCTTGGGCCATGCTCGATTCGAAGGAGCGAACGCGCGAGGGGAACCGCCTGAACCGCGAGCTTCGCGACTGGTCCCGAATGCAGGGGTGGGACAAGCTGCTTTCCACCAACATCGGCCGACTGGACTGGGCAAGCGAGAACATTGCGCTTACCGGACCCGGAGCAGGCGCTAGCCAGGCGGAAGCCATGATGAACCTGTTCGGCGCCGCCCGCGGCGGCGTCCCGGTCAAGAACGAGACCGACGAGTTCTACAAGAACACCAGCACGCTGAAGAGCATGCTCAACGCGCTCGGCCCCAAGATCGGAATTCCTGGCCTCGGCGCCAAGCTGTCCATGGGAGAACTCACCGAGCAGGAAAAGCAGCAGTACGCCGATGGCGTGTCCTCGATGCCAGAAGAGCAGCGCTCCGCAATCGAGCGAGCCATCAAGTCCACGTCGGCGGCGCTTCTGAAGTACGGGAAGACCACGCTGGGATCCCTCAAGACCCTGTGGGACAACGAGCCCGTCGCGAACAGGTACAAGGCCACTTCGTTCATGAATGAGCTGGGTTCCCACGTTGGACTTCAGCCGCAGCAGTGGTGGGGCGACGTACCGCTGAACGGTGGTGGCCAAGCTTCCGCCGCTCCGTCCGCCGCGCAGCCGCAGCAGATGGGCAAGATGTCGCTGGATGATGCT